GGAGCCGGTCGAACATCCCGTCGCCGAAGTTCTGCTCGGGCTGGATCAGGTTGACCTCGTATTCCTTCGAGAGCACCGCAAGAGCACGGAGGGTCTCCTCCCCGTATCCGTCTTGGAACCCATCCCAATCAATGATGTGGATGTAGCCGTCGAGGAAGCCAGTGATGCAGTAGGTCGTCCTGTCGCGGCCGCGGCCGGAAGGGTCGATGTGCATGGCGAGGCCCTGATACGGCAGGAAGTCCGGGGAGCGGAAGACCGGCCGATAGAAGCGGTCCCCATCGAACCCCACGTTCTCCAAGCCGGGGATCGCGAGTTCTGGGGAGCTTCCCCAGACGAACCGGCCCGGTGCAACCTTCCGGTCACAGTCGGTGACGATGAGGTCGCGGGTCTTGAGCGGATAGCGTTCCGCGTCGGTGAGCGAGGTGTCGAGCTGATACTGCAGGAGGAAGCCTGTTTCCCGATACTCGTTCTCGCGCTCCAGAAGGTCCATGTCGTCGAAACGGTCGGGGTCCGTGGGAGCGCCACCGAGCTTGGAGGCGATGGACTTCATCAGGGCAGGATCGGCTTCGATGTCGGCCTGCAGGATCGGCGCAAGGGTCCCGTGGTAAGCTGCGAGCTTCTCGGGGGTTGGGTAGCGCGCCGGCCACACGCGGACGGTGTAGCCTTTCTCCGGGAGCTTCCGGTAGATCGACTGCTCGGACTGCGGGGTGCCGAGGTAGATGATTTCACCACCCGGCTTGAGGATCGCAGCGTATTCCTTGGTCTTCACCTCCAGCTTCTCGCGCATGGTTTCGGTTTCCGAGTTCTTCGGAACCTCGACGTCGTCGGAGAGGATGAGGTCAGCGCGGGAGCCGGTGAGCTGCCCGGTGATCCCGACCGCTTTCACGGAGGGAGACTTGTCGGCCTTCGCGGGCCCCACGTCGAACGCTAGGGCACTCTGTCGCTGGTCAGGGCGGGCACGAAGCTCGTCCCAGAGACCATCGCCAGCGTCGGCGTAGATGATCTGCTTGATGAAGGCTGCAATCTCGGTGGCGAAAGCCTCGTTCGCGGAGACCACCAAGACCTTGAGGTCGTGGTTCTTCCAGAGGCGCCACACGACATAGGCAGCGGTGATGAAGCTCTTACCGACCCCGCGGAACGCTTGAATGAAGCGACGGTTGGGTCCGGTCGAGAGGAACTTGGCAATGTCGAGCTGCACCCGCGTCGGCACCGGGAGGAGCAGAACACGGGTCCAGACGAACCAAAGGAACTTGAGGAAGTCCCCTTGGAGCATCTGTTTGGCGGTCAATGGCGCAGCGACAGGCCGGGGTCGTCAAGGTCGAGGTCAGCCAGCTCGGACGCGAGGTCGTTGAGCGGCAGGTTGCTCTGGGGCGCCGTGATGGCGTTGTCCTTGAGCATCTTCAATGCCTTGTCGATGAGATTTGGGTTCAGACGTTCGTAGGCAGGGTTGTCGATTTCCTTGCCGTCGTCGTCGAGGATGAAAGGCGGCTGTCGGGCCGCCTCCATGTTCCTGCGGATTTCCTCGGTCAGCGCGGTTGCCGCGAGACCATGCAGGAGGTCCATCAGGTCAGCAGAGGCTCTGCTCATGCGAGCTCCTAGGGTTCTTTGGGGGGAGATGCAGTGTGGATGCGGGCGAGCTCTATGCGGGTCTCCGCCAGCTCACTCTGCAGGGTCTCGATGTTGCCGTTCAGCTTTTCGAGGTTCTTGACGCGGGTATCGAGAACCGACACGTCGACCTTGTTCGAGATGATGGTGGCCCCACCGCCGAGGAGAGCTGCTCCTGCGGCGGCGGACACCAGATGGTCTCGCAATTCGGACCAAGTCATTATTTGTGAACGACGCGAGTGCCGGGGTCCCGGCCGCCCCCGCCCGAACCGCCGGACCCGTTGGAGCCGCTCGGTTCTGCTTCATCTTTCGCGGTGAACCAGACGAACAAGGCGAGAGCGGCGATGACCGTGAGAGTGACAAAGAGTTCCATATGTTTTCCTTGAGTTAGATGAGGATGCTTTCAAAGGTGTGAGGACAAGTTACCCGGTAGGTCTGCCCGTTCACCACCACATCGCAGTAGAAGGTGGCGGATGCTTGCGTTCCATTATCGACACCGCTGACGTGGGCGCGAGCGACGTTCGTTCCCTGCCCGCTGAACACAGACCACAAGCCGCCCACAATGGAGACGAAGCCCCAAGTGAAGGAGGTTGCGGTTCCGCCAGCCACCGAGACGGTCACTACTGTGAACGTGCGGGTGGTCTGGAGAGAGCTTTCCGAGCGAGACGTCGGGGAGGCGGTCACTGTTATGGCTGTGACAGGAGATGCGGCGAGCTTCCAAACGCCTGCGTCATTGACCCAGACCTCCGGTCGCTTCCATATTCCGTTGTCGTTCAGCCAAACCTCGGGGGTCTTCCAGACGCCCTCGTCGTTGACGTGGAGGGGCATCAGACCTTGAGCCAGATGTCGCCGCTGTTGCCGCCCGAGGGGGAAGCCGCAGAGATGGTGACGACACCACCAAAGCGGCTGGTGTCCGCGAGGGACAGGACGCGCCGACCCGCTTCGCGTATAACGCCCGCGGTTCCAAGGTTGCCCGAGCCATCCAGCTTAAAGGCGTCAGCCACGGCCGACCACCCGCCGATGCGGAACACATCATCTGTGCCGAGGCCCATGTTGATCGCGGAGGAGTTCGTCCGGTGGAACGAGATAGCGGCGACAGTGGACGGACCTCCGCGAACCGAGAGAGACCCCATGTCGTTGGCGCTGTTTACGTCGGTGGCCCCGCTGCTTCTTCCAGTGATGAGGTCGCTTGCAATCAATGGCCCGCCGAGGTTCAGCGACCCGTCGTTAAGGTTCAGGGTCATAGGCCACTGTCCGTTCGCCAACGTGGTCCAGCTCGTGCTGTTCGTGCCGCCTCGCATGAAGTAGGCGATGTCCGCGTTGACGTGGATGCCGAAAGTTCGGTGGTCGGTGTCGTGCCACCACAGGGTCGGGGAGGAGGATCGCAGATACGAAGACTGCCCGTAAACGGTCAGATCGCCGCTAGGATCGAGCCTCATTATCTCCCCATCAGAAGGACTGCGCCACTCGAAACCGTAGCCGGACCCGAAGTAAGTCCGCCCGTTTTCGGCGAAGAAGAAACGGTTGCGACCCTCGCTGGTGGTAAGCCATTGGCTTGTGCCTCGGCCCATCTTGCCAATCAAGGCTTCGTTCAGACCCGACACGTCGTCGGTAGAGTGCCCGTGGCCGCTCGGAGGGAACGCCGAAGGCTTGCCGCTGATGTTCGACCAAGGGGCACCGCCGCTAATGCTGATGGGCCAGATGCTCCCGAAGTTGGAAGCATCAACTTGGACGGCCAGCGAAGACCCATTCCATCCGATGTAGAGCTTGCTCGGGAGCTGGCCGGTGCCGCCGCCCTGCTGGACAGGCGAGAAGCCGAGGGATGCCTGCTTCGCGTCCAGCGCCGCCTGCAGGCCGGAGACCTGTGCGATGCTGTGGGTGTGCGAAGCGGAAGCATAGGAGCCGACAGGCTGTTTGCCGTCGAGAGCCGTCTGGAGACCAGCAACGTCAGCGATGACGTGACCGTGAACCAGAGGAGCCTTGCCCGCGAGGGCGTTGGTCATGGTCGTGGCGAAGTAGGGATCGTCCCCAAGAGCCGCTGCGAGCTCGTTCAGAGTATCCATCGTGACCGGGGCTTGCCCGACCAGCGCCTCGATACGGTCGTCGACAGCGGCAAGGGTGGCGAACTGCGCCGGGTCGATGGAGATGGCGTAGCCATAGGCCGCGTCTCGGGCCTCCTCCGCACCCACACGGGCTGCTAAGGCGTTATCGGCGTTCAACAGGCTCTCATCCCGAGCCGTGAGGGCTTCGGCGGAGGCGTTGGCAACGGCGAGAGCGTCGTTGGAGACCTGTGAGGCCCATGACTGCACGGCGGCCCAACGGGCGGCCACGTCATCGCGGAGGGTCTGTGCTTGGTCCCGCGAAACGAGCGCGGCAGCTTGCGCGCCCGTGGCTCCGGTCAAGGCGCTCTGCGCGTCTGCCTTGTGTTGTCCTGCGAGGATGGCCGCAGCTTCCGCGGCGTCCCGGTGTGATCCCGCCAGAGCGGCAGGACCTTCCACCAGATCGAGCACCGAAGGCAGCGACAGGAAGTTCTCCGTCGTGCCCTCGGCGTTCGTCAGGGGATATTTGCCGTCAAGGTTGGGACCACCAGACGGGTCGCCGGCAAGCCAAGCCGCGAGCTGGTCGAGCTGGCTGTTCCACCGCAGGAGGACGTTGGAGACCTGCGTGGCGAGTTGTGCGTTGGTGGTCATGGGACCTCTTAGGCTTCGGGGGTTTCCTGCTCCGCCGCGCGCTGCGCTTCGGAGAACTGCTTGATGGCCGTGAACTGGCCGAGCTGCTTGTCGACAGCGTCGAGCTCGTCACGGAGCTGCGCCTTGCGGGCGAGAAGGGTGACGATATTCTGGTCGATGTTCATATTATTCTTCCGTGTATCTGATGCCGATGGAGTTCGCCGCCGTAGGTTCGACGGCTTGTCCTGTGGTTGTGTTGATGAAAGAGGTCCGCCGAACGCGCAGAGCCGCATCGCCAGCGGGCAGGGTTACGGCCGTTGTCGCGGACACGCCTATACTCACCCTATGGACGTAGCGCCGCAGAGGTCTCGGCTCCGCCCCTCCCGTCATTCCGGCGTTACTAACGAGCGTGAAGGAGGTCGCTGTGGACGAGTAAGACCCTCTTTGGGTCCAAGGTCCAGATGCAGATGGCGCGCTCTCCAGCACGTAGGCAATTGAGTAGCTTTGACGCGCCGAGACGTAAGGGTCCGGTGGCGGGAACTCCGCGTCCCAAGTTGACCCTGTGGCAAGCACCATGCCGGAGCTCGCGTTCACAATGGCGCTTGCAGGACGTCCTTGGGTCGCGAATGGACCAAGAACGACAGCCGAGGTGCCCACCAGAGTTGTCTGGATCGCGTTGCTGATTGTTCCTGCAGACAGGCTGCCGCCGAAGTAGGCATCGCCGTTTGTCTTGAGGAACGTGATGGCGTTCGCCTCACTGCACTGATCGACGTCCATCTTGGGACCGAACCACTCAATGAACTGGCCCTCGCTGCCGAAGCCTACGCCTGCCACTTTCATGTGTGTCCCGTTATCCCAGATGATGCGCCCGGTCCCCACCACCATGTCGGCGTTGAGTTGACCGTTGGTCAGCTTACCGATGGTCAGTGAGCCGATGATTGCGTCAGGGATACGGACGACGCCGCCGGAGACCTCGAAAGGAACCCGAGGAGCCCCGCCGTTGGGATCGACGATAGCGAAGCGGTCGGCCGTCACCACGAAGCTCCCGCTGGCCCCGTTGTTGAACTGGCGGAACCCGGTGATGTGACCGTTGACGTTGAGGACGACCCCGTATTGGGCAGAGAGCCCGTTGACGGTCGACTGCAGCGTGGAGACGCTGGCAATGTTTCCATTCAGGGAGCTCTGGAGCGCCGTAAGGGACGAGGCCAGAGAGCTATCGGCCGAAGCGCGGGCGGTCTGCTCGGAAACGATGGCGGCCTCGGCAGTGCCGATGCGGGCGTCGATCCCGGACAGACGGGTGCCAAGGGCCACACCTCCTCCGAGCCGCACGGTGCTCTCATTGAGAACATAGGCGAGACCGTCGGAGCTGGTGGTCCCGAGCAAGTCCAGCTTGGTCGCCAGAGCGCCGTCGGCGTTAACGCGGGCAGTCGCTTCGGACTGCACGGCTGCTCCAATCTCACCCCGAAGGGTCGCTGCGAGACCGTTGCGGGCAGTTGCTTCTGCGCTGATGGCATCTGCACGGGCAGTCTGCTCTGCCACTATGGCCGCTTCGTTGGCGCCCGCGCGGGCGTCGATAGCGGTCAGGCGTTGCGCAAAGGTTTCCGTAGGAGACACGCGGAGAGTGTTGAGGTTGGCGATGAAGCCGGTCCCGCCTGCACTCTTGGCGCCGATGAGGGAGATGGTGTTGACCAAGGCCGTGTCACCAGCGATGCGGGCGTTGGTTTCGTTTTGGATGAGCGTGGCGATGCCGGTGCCGGGGTCTCCCCCAAGCAGGCTGTCGACCACCCCGCGAAGCGTGGCGAGCTCGTCGTTGACGGCTCCGATGTCGCCTCCTTGTGCGGAGATAGCCTCGGCGAGGTTCAAGACCTCGATCCCGTTGGCGTCGATGTCGGAGATGCGGCTGCGGAAATCATTCAGGAGAGCGTCCGCGGCCGCTTGCTGCGCGATGAGGTTCGCCATCTCCTCGGAAGGGATGGTGATGCCCCCGAGGTCTGCGATGCGCGTGAAGGCTCGCCCAATGGTCCGCTCTTGTGCGGCGGCAAGCTCTTGCTGGCGGAATAGGACCTGCTGGACGGCCTTGTTCAGGTCGTCAGCGGTGAGGATGTTTCCATCCCGAAACTTGACGAGGGCGTCTTCGATTGGCGTGACGCGCTCGACGGTGACGAAGGCCCCCTCCGAGACCCCGAAGGACAGCCGGAGGCGGCTGGCATTGGGCCACGAGAGGGGGTTCGTTCTGTCGCCATTCACCCGCACGACGAGGTGTTCGCGGCTGATGTAAGGGAACGGGACGTCGAAGTCCCGCTGCCCTGCAGAGGCCGTGTATTCAACGTAGGGGGTGATGGTATTTCTCCTTATAGGCCGGGGTCCGGCAGTCCGAGGGAGCGGACGTCTTCTGTTGCGAGCTGACGGGCCTCCGAATTGGTGGACCCGCTGTTCATGTAATCGACGAAGGACTTGTATCCGACGCGCTTGGCTTCGTAGCCGGGGTTGCGTTCCTCCATGATTTCCCGAGCGTTGGTGTTGAGACCTTCGAGAACGTCTTGGATCGCAGCTTCACGGGCCGCCTTGGTAGGCAGCGCGTTGAACGCAGGATCGTCGAGGAGGTAAGCAAGCGCCTCTCCGAGGGTTTCCCCGTTGGAGTTGGTCGCTTCGGTCGCCCGGATTTCACGGAGCTGGTCGAGCTCCTTGCCGGTCAGGCGGAAGCCTAGCCGGTCCCGCTTCTCGATGTCCGAGAGGTCGAGCCGCATATCCGCGAGCTTCTGGCGGATGTGGCCGGGATCGGTCGCACCAGCGTTGATGCCCATGAAGCGGCCGTCCTTCGGTTGCCCGAGCCAATCCCTTTTGACACCGAGGTCGGTGCCGGGGATCAGGCGGAGAAGGTCGTCCATGATCGACATTGTCTCCGGGATTTCTCCTCGGACGGTGTCGGCCACTTGGCGCGATGTGCCGGACAGGGGAACCTGTGCGACCGCGAGGGTCCGCGCGAGTTCCTCTCCGAGCTTCACGATGCCGCTGGTGCTGTCGCCTTCCTTGGTCTGGAAGAACGCCTGCATGGCTTCGCGGAACCCGGTCAGGTAGGTCTTGTCTAGCACGGCTTCGCGGAAGGACAAGCCCGCCACGTTCACCGCAGTCCACCAAGCCTGCTCCTCGGAGTAACCCATCTTGAGGTCCCGGTCGCGCGCCTTCAATGCCTGCCCGAGCATCCCGCCGAGGGCGAGCGAGTAGGCGAAAGGATCGAGACGACCGAACTCAAAGTAGGCTCCGCCGGGGAGGTTGAGCCGGTTGGACGGCTTGCCCTCAAGCTGGCCGGTGTTGTTCCAGCCCCCGTTGGTGATGGTGATGGCGCCGGCTGCACCCATAAGGGCGCCCATGCCGATGACCATACTCCCGACCTCCATGCGAGCAAGCTCGATAGCGGCCTCCGGTCCACCCTTGGCGAGAATGGCTTGCACCTCACGGGCTTTGCCACCCCACGGGGTGTAGTGGACCATTCCGCGCTCGAAGATGCGAGCCGGTGTGGAGACGTAGGGGAACAGCGTCGTGCGAACGATGTCGACGACAGGAACGTCCTTGGACGAGTTCAGGATATTCGCGAGGCCCTTCATGGGAGCCGTTTGCGGGCCATCCATGAACAGGACGCGGTCAGCTTCCTTCTTGGCCTGCTCCTTGACGGAGAGCCCGAAGTTCACTGCCTCGTCGACCGTGCCGGTTGTCGCGAGCTGCTCCTCTGCTTCCCGAAGGAGCTTTGCGGGAGGCATCTCTGCGAGTTCGATGGCGCGCTTCTCGACATACTTGCCGAGGGCTTCGCCTTCGAGACCGGCCTTGCGCCCCTCGCGCACCGCATAGCGGGAGGACAGGCGATAGGTCTCCTTGAGCATGACCATGTTCGAGCCCCAACTATCCATCGCCCCGGTCGCCACTTTGGCGGTCAGGGTCCCGGCGTAGTCGAGACCTTCTGCGCCCACGGCTCCGGCGCGCTGCGCGGCCGCCCAAACACGGGCAAAGCCGCCTTGGCGTTCCAGCTCACGGATGCGTCGATTGAACTCCTCGGGATTGTGGACCTTGGCGCGGGCAGCAGTGTCGAACTCGCGTAACGGCGCCGGCTCATAGCCAGCATCAAGCAAGCCCTTCTTATTCCCGCTGGCGTTCGCAGCCTTCCCGAGGTTCCCGGAGAGTGTCGCAATGCGCTCCACGTTCTCCCAATGGTCCCACTGGATGCGCTGCATCATCGCCTTCATCCCGGCCATATGGGTCTGGAAATAGACCCGGTCGGCAACGGCCTGCTCCAGATGGAGGTCAAAGGCTTCGTCGACCATCCCCGCGCGCTTCATGGCGAACATGGCGTAACGTGGGGCGATGTGGTTTCGGAAAAGGTCGTGAGAGATGAAGCCAGCCACGTTGAACATCGCGGTGGCAGGTGAGAGGAGGTTCGATTGCACGAACGAGACCATCGAACGCTGCATCCGCATGAACTTGCTGACGGTCTTCACGTCATCGACGTTGTTCAGGGTGTTCAGGAGCTCGTCGATGTCCCGCGTGGTGCGGGCTCGCTTCAACATGGTCGCGAGGGTGGTGTCATCCATCTCATCCAGAGCTGCGCGGACGCGCGCCTGAATGGCCTTGCTGTCTTCGATCTGCTCCGCGCCGTCGACAACCTCGTCGACCCCGAGCTTCGATTTCATCCGCAGGGAGCCGAGAGCTCGGCCGACCTGTGACTTGATGTAGTTCGAGCGCGAGGTGAGCGAGATGGCTTCGGCGATGGTGGACGCAAGCTGCTCCTTGGCTTCTGCGTCGCCCTTCTGGACGAGAGGCAGGAAGACCGAGCGGGCCTTGGCGAACTGGACCGAGGCGAGCATGGCGACGTGATCTGCCACGCGGGCGTCCATCACAATCTTGCCAGCCCGGTCGGCTGCGCCGTCGATGTCATCCTCTGTGAGGATGCGGCCGAACCGTTTGCGGAACTCGTCCTCAATCGAACCGAACGACCTCTGACCGGCTCCCGCCTTCTCCAGAATGGCCGTCGTGGCTTCTTCAAGGAGAACTGCGGCGCGGTGCGCGGTGTCCGCATCGACGCCGGTGTCGGAAACGTCGATGCCGAGGAGCGAGCGGTAGTGAGGATCGTCGACGACCGTGCCAAGGGCTTCGGCCTTCTCAAGACGCTTGGCGAGGAGGATGGCCTCCTGCGTCGTCATCTTTGCCACACGTTGCGCGATGACCCCACGGGCCTTGCCCATGTCCCCGGTTAGTTCCCGGATCGACAGGACAGCGCCGTCTTCGACGACGTCGTCGGCTGCGCCAGTGATGATGTTGCGAACCTGCGGCTGTTGGACAGGGGTGCCCTTCTTGGCTCCCTTGGCTCCCACAACGGTCGCTGCGTCAGCAAGGTCGCCAGCCACGGAGGGCTCTGCACGTCGCAGGACGACGTCAGGCGAGAACTGGTCGAGGACCTTCTGCGGACGCCCGTGACGGATCGCGAGGCCGAGCTTCTTTGCTCCGCCGACCGCACCGGCCACTGCTGCGGAACCGAGAGGGACGATAGCTGCCCCGAGGGTGTATCCGAACACACCGCCCAAGGCGCCGCCAGCGGCTGCACCCTTCACGCGGTCGAACAGGTCCCCGTCGGCCGAGCCTGCTCCATAGAGAGCCCCCTGCACCGCGCCAACGGCGGCAAAGGTTCTGGCGTTCTGGGCAGTCGTGGAGACGCCGCGAGAGATGTTTGCGGCTTGTGCTGCTTTTGCGCCGCCAGCCACGCGACCGCCCCATCCCATGAAGGGGACGAAGCCGCCGAGCATCTGGCCGGCGAAGAAGGCACCTCCGTTTTCTTCGGAGGCTGCGTCGAGGATCGCGCGGTTCTCTGCGAGAGCCGTGTCATAATCTTTGCCGAGGAAAAGCCAATCGGCCCCGGCTCCGAGTTCGTCGAGAAATCCGAACGTGACGGTGTCCGCCAAGCCCATTGCCCACGAACCGGCTGCATCAGCTTTACGGTCGGTGATGTCGACCTTCCGGCGGACCTCCGATGAGGGGATGGTTCGGGTCTCGGCACGAGCCGGAGCAGGAGCGGCGGCCCCGTAATCCGGTTGCCAATCGTCGAATGTGTAATCGCTCATCAGAGGTCCTTTGGTTTTATCGGAGGGAGTTGGAGGCGTCAGCGGTGGGAGCCCGGAAGCTGCGCACCATCCAGTTTTGCAGCTCGCTCTGGGTGTCTGCCCAATTCGGGGCTTCACCCGATGCTGCGTCGGTGAGGGCTTCGAGCGACAGGCGACCGAGTTGTGCCTCGGCCATCTTCGCCGCTTCTTCGCGGGTCACTCGTTGCACCTTCCCTTGCGGGTCCACGTATTCGAGACGTGTTCCGGGAGGCAGCTTCGACCCGAGAACTTCGGCCGTCCGCTTGACGTTGCGCTGGTAGGTTTGGACCGCAGGCGTGGAGAGGTTGAGGTTCTCCATCCCTTCGGCCAAGCGTCCCGCCTGAATGGCAGTTTCCGCCCGGACAATCGGGTCTTCGATCAGGTGCAAGCTGCCCATGACCGAGGTGATGATGTTCCGAGGGTCTCCGCCCTTGCTGAAATAATCGAAGGCTGCGACCCCAATGACGGAGCGCGCTGTCCGTTCGATACGCTGTTGCTCGGCTGCTTCTGCCCGGTCAGCTTGGGACTGACGGTAGGCTTCTTCGCCGCGCTCGTGCGCCTGCAGGCTCTCGAACCACTTGGCCGCTTCGACGTCTGACAAACGCCCCTCTCGGTGCGCCTTGGTGATGTCGATGCGGGTCAGGGGCGGCCCGTTGCCGATCAGCCGGAGAGCAAAGGCTCCCGAGGTTTCCGTGGAAATCCTCGCGCGCTCCTCGTCCTCGAAAGCGTCCCAACGCTTCACCAGCGCCTCACTCTGTTGCAGGAGGAGCTGACGTTGTTCGGCATTGGCCGCAAAGCGACCTTCGAGTTCCGGGATGAGCTGCGCCGTCGGGTCCATCGCACGATCCCGCACCGACCGGGGGAGCCCGTTCGGAGTGTAGGAAGGATCGCCGGGAGGAACCGCGGCAGGCGTCGAGCCGGGTTCTGCACCCATCTTCCGCTCTGCCCATGCAACGAGCTGGCCCGCATTGCGGACCCCGCTGAACACGGAGCTGTTCGCACGACGCGAGGACCGAGACACGAGGTCGCCAATGTTGGCGTTCGGGTCGGCCTTGAGGACCTTGAGAGCGTCGCCTTCGCCGAGGAAGTGCATCAGATAGACGGTGGCGTCATTGACGGCCACGCCGTTCTTCTGGAGCTTCTCGACGTTCTGCCGGGTGAAGGTCTCCATGACCTTGTCCTGCGTGGCTCCGTCCGCGCGCTTGGCGAGGATTTGAGCCTCACTCTCCCCGGTGTCCCCGAAGGTCTGCCGGTAGCTCTGGAGCCAAGTCCCCTTGAGGAACTGGTAGCGCCCGTAGGCCGAGCTGGTCGCGGCTGCTGCGGTGTCGTTGCCGCTGCTCTCCGCGCTCCGGTTGCGGCCCATGTAGTTGCCAATGTCGAAGTC